AATCAATAGGCAAATAATTAAATTTAATAAAATGAGTAAAGCTAAACAAATGATTACCGAAGACCAACTGAAAAAAATTCAAGACTTTCAAAAAGACTTAAACAAGTTGTTAAATGAAGTTGGATTTTTAGAAGCCCAAAAAACCCAAGTATTAGGAAAATTTGGTGAAGTCAACAAAAAAACCGAGGATTTCAAAAAAGAACTAGAAAAGGAATATGGCTCTATCAATATTAATTTAGAAGATGGAACATACGAACCTATTGAAAAAGAAGAAGATAAGAAATAATGTCTTCAATTATTAGAAAGATAAGTATTGGTTCTGACTATAAAACCGATGCAATGCACTATTCTATAGGGCAGTCGGTATATGGAGGTCACACAATATCACATATACTTTCTGATACTAAAGACAATTCTTATAATATTTTTATCAAAAAACAAGACGAGGTATTGCCGTGGAAGAAGTTTAATTCTAACATGGCTATATCCGTTGAGTATGACTTAGAATATTAGTGAAAAGTTTATTTGATTTTATCGTTGAGCCTGTTGGCCAACGATATTCTAATGAAGTTAAAGTAGGTGACAAAAGCCTTATAATTAACACTAAAGTAGAAAGTTTTAAATCTGTTAACAATATAGCGAAAGTTATTTCTGTTCCTATTTCATTTAAAACACCCATAAAAAAAGGTGATTTAATTATGATACATCATAATGTATTTAGAAGATTTTATGATATAAGAGGTAATGAAAAAAATAGCAAAGCATATTTTAAAGATAATTTATATTTTGTACAAATAGATCAAATTTATTTATACAAAAGAAATAAACAATGGAAAGCTTTTGGAAATAGATGTTTTGTTTCACCAATAAAAGATGAAGTTAAAATAAACAACTGGTTAGAACAAAGGCTTATTGGAGTATTAAAATATGGTAATAATTCATTAGAAGCGTTAGGAATTAACGAGGGAGATCTTGTAGGTTATAAACCATATGGAGAATATGACTTTATCGTAGATGGTAAACGTCTTTATTGTATGAAATCAAATGATATTGTAATTAAATATGAACGTCAAGGAAACGAAGTTGAGCATAATCCGCGCTGGGCACAAAGCAGTTGAGGAGTTAATAAAAGTTGCTAAAGAGGCTATCGTAGATTCAGATGATGATATATCTGCAGATAGATTAAAAAATGCTGCAGCTACAAAAAAGCTTGCTATATTTGATGCTTTTGAAATACTTAATCGTATACAAGAAGAAAGCAATATATTAGAAGATAAAATTGTAGATAAAAAAGAAACTAGCTTTAGTGGTTTTGCTGAAAAAAGATCTAAATAATGTATCAGCAAACTTTATATAAAATAGTTGAACCTATAAAACCTCACGTTATTAAAAGACTTAACAAGTCTAAAAAATGGCAATACGGTTACAATAAAGAATACGATATTATAGTGATAAGCAAAACCGGTCAAATCGGTGAAATATATGAGATACAAAATCTTATAATTGCTTTACCACTAGAAGACAATCCTTTTAAAAGATCTAAATCTATAAAAGAACAATACTGGGAGGTGTTTGAAAAAAGGAAAGAATTAAAAAATATTAAAACAATATTTGATTGGAAAACCTATCCTGAAACATTTAAACAAAAATTACACGACTATATTGATGAAGAATTTAAAAGAAGAGACGAAGATTTCTGGTTTTATAACAACGGTGTTCCTACCTATCTTACTGGTACTCACTACATGTATTTGCAGTGGTCAAAAATCGACGTGGGGTTACCAGACTTTCGTGAATCAAACAGATTATTCTATATATTCTGGGAAGCGTGCAAGGCAGATACACGTTGTTATGGTATTTGCTACCTTAAAAATAGACGTTCCGGATTTTCGTTCATGGCATCGGGAGAAACGATTAACCAAGCTACGGTGTCGAGTGATTCCAGGTTCGGTATACTATCGAAGTCAGGTGCGGATGCAAAGAAGATGTTCACAGACAAGGTTGTACCCATATCGATCAACTATCCGTTTTTCTTTAAACCGATCCAGGACGGTATGGATAGACCAAAGCAGGAATTAGCTTATAGAGTTCCGGCTTCAAGATTAACAAAAAGATCTATACAAAATACAGACTCTGATCAAATAATACTGGAAGGATTAGATACAACTATAGATTATAAAAATACAGGTGATAACAGTTATGATGGTGAGAAACTAAAACTTTTAGTTCACGATGAATCAGGTAAATGGGAAAAGCCTAATAACATACTTAATAACTGGGGTGTAACAAAAACATGTTTACGTTTAGGTAGCAGAATTATTGGTAAGTGTATGATGGGGTCAACATCTAATGCTTTAGACAAAGGAGGAACAAATTTTAAAAAGCTATATCAGTCGTCTGATGTAAATAAAAGGAATAAGAATGGACAAACAAAATCTGGACTATATAGTCTGTTCATTCCTATGGAATGGAATTATGAAGGATTCATCGATAAATATGGAATGCCCGTATTCGATACTCCGGGAAAACCTCTAGAAGATCCATACGGCTCCCCTATTGAGCTAGGGGTAATTGAGCACTGGAATAATGAAGCAGACGGATTAAAAGGCGACCAGGACGGCCTAAACGAGCATTACAGGCAGTTTCCACGCACAACAGAACATGCGTTTAGAGATGAGACTCAAAATAGTATATATAACTTAGTAAAAATATACGAACAAATAGATTACAATGAGGATTTAAAACATTCAGGAGTATTAACTCGAGGAAGTTTTAGTTGGGAGAATGGAATAAAAGACACTAAGGTTAAATTCACTCCAAACCCACAAGGTAGATTTAATGTAGCATGGGTGCCGAGTTTAAATATACAAAACAAGCAATATGTTAAGAACGGTTTTAAGTCGCCAGGCAATGATCACATTGGTGCTTTTGGCTGTGATAGTTATGATATTAGCGGTACAACAGATGGCAGAGGATCTAAAGGCGCGCTTCACGGGCTTACGAAGTTTTCAATGGAAGACGCTCCTCCTAATGCGTTTTTTTTAGAATACTTAGCAAGACCTCAAACAGCAGAGATGTTCTTTGAAGATGTGCTGATGGCATTAGTTTTTTATGGCATGCCTCTATTATGTGAGAATAATAAACCTAGGCTTTTGTATTATTTAAAAAGAAGAGGGTATAGAGGTTATTCAATGAATAGGCCTGATAAAATTTGGAATAAGTTGTCTAAAACAGAAAAAGAAATTGGAGGAATACCAAACTCTAGTGAAGATATAAAGCAAGCACACGCTGCTGCAATTGAATCTTATATAGATAAACACGTAGGAATTAAAGAAGATGGACAGTACGGAAATATGTATTTTAATACCACGTTGAATGATTGGGCTAAATTCGATATAAACAATAGAACTAAGTTTGATGCAGCTATAAGTTCAGGTTTAGCCATAATGGCGGTCAATAGGCATTTATATAGTCCGTCTGCTGAAAGACAAAAGCAAAAACTAAATTTAAAAATAAGTAGATACTCCAACGCAGGAAGTGTTTCGAAATTAATAGAAAAATAAAAATATGGCTGAGTCAGTTATAACAAGTTATTTTCCAAGCCAAATAGCTAGCGATTCTGAAAAGATGAGTCTAGACTATGGAACTAGAGTAGGTAGAGCTATAGAGAACGAGTGGTTTCGTTCTGATAATGGTATTGGTCGTTTTAAAAGTAATCAAAACACTTTTCATAATTTAAGATTATACGCTAGAGGAGAACAAGGTGTGCAGAAGTACAAAGATGAGTTGTCAATAAACGGAGACTTATCTTATCTTAATTTAGATTGGAAGCCTGTGCCTATAATACCTAAGTTTGTAGATATACTTGTTAATGGTATATCAGAAAGAATGTTTGATGTTAAAGCTTATTCTCAAGATCCTTATGGTGTAGATAAAAGAACTAAGTATATGGAATCTATACTTAGAGACATGCAAACGAAAGAGCTCGGCGAATATGTAGAGGCTGAATTTGGTATTAACTTATTTGAGAACGACCCAGAAAATTTACCAAAAAACAAGGAGGAGCTTAACCTTCACATGCAACTTTCCTATAAGCAAGAAGTTGAACTTGCTGAAGAACAAGCTATAAATACTTTATTAGAAGGTAATAAATACGATCTAACAAAGAAAAGATGCACTTATGACTTAGCTACTATAGGTATTGCTGCAGTTAAAAACGGATTTAGTAAAGCAGAAGGAGCTACAGTTGAATATGTAGACCCTGTTAATTTAGTTTGGTCGTATACAGAATCGCCTTACTTTGATGATATATATTATGTTGGAGAAGTAAAAAGTGTACATATAAACGAATTAAAGAAAGAATTTCCTTGGCTTACCAATGATGACCTAAAAGAAATATCAAATCAATCTTATCAAAACAACGGGTTTTATGATAGGACTTTGACTAATTACGATGAGGATGATTCTAATACTGTACAGATATTGTACTATAACTATAAGACTTATGCTAACGAAGTTTACAAAGTAAAAGAGTCCGCAACAGGAGCTGCAAAGCTTATACCAAAAGATGACCAGTTTAATCCCCCTGAGGAATTGTATGTTGAATACGGTATACAAAAATTATCTAGGTCTTTGGAAGTATTGTATGAAGGAGTAAAAGTTTTGGGTGGTAAAACATTAAAGTGGGAAATAGCTGCTAATATGATACGCCCTAAAAGCGATTATACTAAAGTTAAAATGAATTATAGTATTGTTGCCCCTAGAATGTACAAAGGCCGTATAGAAAGTATTGTTTCTCGTATAACAGGGTTTGCTGATATGATTCAGCTTACTCATTTAAAACTACAGCAAGTATTATCTAGAATGGTGCCTGATGGTGTTTATTTAGATGCAGACGGGCTAGCTGAAGTAGATTTAGGTAATGGGACAAATTACAATCCGCAAGAAGCATTAAATATGTTTTTCCAAACAGGTTCTGTAATAGGTAGATCATTTACGCAAGAGGGGGATATGAACCCTGGTAAAGTACCTATTCAAGAATTACAATCAGGATCTGGCGGCGCTAAGTTGCAATCTTTAATATCTACATATAATTATTATATGCAAATGATTAGAGATGTGACAGGATTAAATGAGGCTAGAGACGGTAGTACTCCTGACGCCAGGGCCTTAGTAGGAGTGCAGAAACTAGCAGCCGCTAATTCCAATACAGCTACAAGGCATATATTAGATGCTACTTTATTTTTAGCAAAAGATTTATGCGAAAATTTATCACTGCGTATATCTGATATACTAGAGTATTCACCTACTAAAGAAGCGTTTATACATAAGATAGGTAATCAAAATGTGGCTGTGCTAGAAGAGATGGGTGATTTATATTTATACGATTTTGGTATATTTATAGAATTACAACCTGATGAAGAAGAAAAGGCAGTTTTAGAAAACAATATACAAACAGCTTTACAAGCAGGACTTATAGATCTTACAGACGCTATAGATATAAGAGAGATAAGAAACATAAACTTAGCTAACCAACTTTTGAAAATAAGGAGAGTTGAAAAGCAAGAGAGAGATCAGCAAATGCAACAGCAGAATATACAAGCACAAGCACAGGCTAATGCTCAAGCTACGCAGGTTGCGGCTCAAGCTGAAGTACAAAAACAACAAGCACTAACACAGCAAAAAATGGAGCTAGAACAAATGAAAGCTCAAATTGATGCGCAAAAAATGCAAGCTGAGGTTACGGCTAAGAAAGAATTAATGAATCTTGAATTCCAAATGAACATGCAACTAAAAGGTGTGGAAGTGCAAGGCAAGAAATCTGAATTAAAAGAGAGAGAAGACAGAAAAGACGAAAGAACTAAAATACAAGCAACACAGCAAAGCGAGTTAATAAATCAAAGACAAAATGATACAACGCCTAAAAACTTTGAATCAGCAGGAAATGATGTGCTTAACGGCAATTTTAACTTAGGATCCGGTGATCCTAGGTAATAATAGTAGTAATAATTATATAATATTTTATCATGGAAGAAGAAGTAAAAACAGAGGTAGAGAAGACAGAAGAAACTCAACCTCAAGAAGCTGCTCCTATAACACAGGAGGACAGTGGATTAATCAAAGTAGACTTAGGTCAATTAAACAAAGCAGAAGCAAATGCCATTCCAGAACAAGAAACAGATGCAAGCGATGTTCCTGTCAGAGAACCCGAAGACGCGAAGAGTAGCAAAGAAGTGGTTCAAGAAGTACGGGAGCCCGTTCAAAATGAAGAACAACCTGTTCTACAAGAAATAACGGAAGAGGAGGTACAGACCCAAGTAGACGAAGTAAAAGAACAAGTAGAAGAGGCTATTGAAAATCAACAGCCTGGAGTGGATTTACCTGAAAATATTCAAAAGGTTGTAGACTTTATGAATGATACAGGTGGCAGTTTAAAAGACTATGTTAATTTAAACACTGATTATTCATCTCTTAATGAGGACCAATTATTAAAAGAGTATTACGAGAACACTAAACCTCATTTAGATTCAGAAGAAATTGGATTTATCATGGAAGATAAATTTAGTTTTGATGAGGATATGGACGAGGATAGAGACATACGTAGAAAAAAGCTTGCCAGAAAAGAAGAATTAGCTAAAGCTAAAAATCACTTAGAAGGATTAAAAAGTAAATACTACGATGAAATAAAAGCTGGGTCACGGTTAAACCCAGAACAAAAAAAGGCGGTTGAATTTTTCAATCGTTATAACCAAGATAGCGAGAAGTTGACAGCAGATAGAGAAAAACAAACTTCTATATTTAATGAAAAAACTGAAAAACTATTTTCTAATGAATTCAAAGGTTTTGATTTCGAAGTTGGAGATAAAAAATTCAGGTATAAAGTTAATGACGTAGAAGGAGTGAAATCTAAGCAAGGAGACATTTCAAATTTTGTTAAGAAGTTCTTAAACGATAAAAATGAGATGGCAGATGCAAAAGGTTATCACAAATCTTTATTTACAGCAATGAATCCCGATGCAATTGCAAACCATTTTTACCAGCAAGGTAAAGCGGATGCGATGAAAACAAGTATGGAAAAAGCTAAAAACATTGATATGAATCCGAGAGGGACTCATGAAGATGTTAAGCCACCTAATGGGTGGACAGTTAGATCTATACCAGGGAATAACGAGTCAACTACGAAGCTTAGAATTAAAAAGAGAAAATAATAATTACTAAACTTTACAAATAATGGCAAATGGATCATTTACTGGGAGTGCGGCGGCTTTAGCGCACTTAACTCCTAGACCAACACAAACGTTGTTTAACGACAACTACCTGGCCCTAGCGGACATGGATTTTACACAACAATTCTTACCAGAAGTATATGAGAAAGAAGTAGAGCGTTACGGAAACCGTACGATCTCTGGGTTCTTACGTATGGTAGGAGCTGAAATGCCTATGGCATCTGACCGAGTAGTATGGTCTGAGCAAGGGCGTTTACACATTGCTTATGATGACGTTACTGTTACCAATGCAACAACAATTACAATTCCAGCTGGAGCTGGAGCTACTAACAAAAACCTAATCGGACCTGGAGACACTATCGTGATTGCTGACACTACTGGATTAACAGTTGAGAAAGCATACGTTAGCGCTGTATCTGTTGCGGGGAACGGAGTAGCTACTTTAACAATTGCAGGATATGCAGGAGCTGTTACAGTTACTGGTACTGGAAATGTGAAAGTATTCGTATATGGAAATGAATATGCAAAAGGAACTTCAAATGCAGGTACTTCTATTGATGCTGCTTTCGAACAGTTTGACAATAAGCCAATCATTCTACGTAACAAGTACAATGTAAGCGGATCTGATACTGCTCAAATCGGGTGGGTAGAAGTAACTACTGAAGCTGGAACTTCTGGGTACTTATGGTACTTAAAGTCTGAGCACGAATCTCGTATACGTTTCGAAGATCACTTAGAAATGGCTATGATTGAAGCTGAAAAAGCTGCTGCTGCTCTTACGCCAGCTGCTGGATTAGGAGGAGGAACTGAAATTACTGGTTCTGACGGGCTTTTCGCTGCTTTAGAAAACAGAGGTCTTGTTTATACAGATGCTGATTTCGGAACCGGAGCTGATTTAGGATTAAGCGATTTTGACGCTATCTTAGGAGAGCTTGATAAGCAAGGGGCTATCGAAGAAAACATGTTATTCTTAGATCGCGCAACTTCTTTAGGTATTGACAATATGTTAGCTGCTCAAAATTCTTATGGAACTGGAGGAACATCTTACGGTGTATTCGAAAATTCAGAAGATATGGCACTTAACTTAGGGTTCAGCGGTTTCCGTAGAGGATCTTACGATTTCTACAAAACAGACTGGAAATACTTAAACGATGCTACAACTAGAGGATTAGTTGGAGATATCGAAGGTGTAGTTGTTCCTGCTGGAACTTCAACAGTTTACGATCAAATGTTAGGTAAAAACATCTCAAGACCTTTCTTACACATCCGTTACAGAGCTTCTGAAGCAGATGATAGAAAAATGAAGTCTTGGATCACAGGATCTGTAGGTGGAAACTTTACAAGCGACGAAGATGCAATGAACGTTCACTTCTTATCAGAAAGATGTTTATGTGTACAAGCGGCAAACAACTTCATATTATTGAAGAATACTGCAGCATAATTAATTTTATTAGTGCGCTGGGGATCTTTGGTCCCTGGCCACTATTTTTATCAATTTTATAATATTATATCATGGCAAATAAGAAAAAGCCCGTAGCTACAAAAGCTGCACCACAAGAACCTATCACAGATGGGTTACCAATACAAGTAGAAAAAGTAGAGCCTGTAGCTGTTAAACCCGCTGCGCCTACTAAACCAAAATGGGAATATAGAGATAGAACTTACGTTTTAAAAACAGGTAAGTCTCCTCTTTTATATACATTACCATCAAAGCATTCAGGAAGGAAGCCTTTGTTGTTTTTTGATCAAGAAAAAGGTTATCAAAGAGAATTGCGTTACGCTACAAATCAAAAATCACCATTTGTAGACGAACAAAAAGGACCAGTTACTCTTGGTAGAATAGCTATGAGGGATGGGATAATTAAAGTAAGGAAGGAAGATGTTGCTTTGCAAAAACTACTTTCTTTATATCACCCTTTAAAAGATAAAATATATTACGAATTTGATCCAGTAAAAGTTTCTGTAAACGAATTAGATTGGATTGAGTTAGAACTAGAAGCATTAACACTAGCTAGAGATATGGACATTGACGCAGCTGAGGGTATACTTAGAGCTGAATATGGAAGTGAAGTTAATGATTTATCGTCTAGTGAGCTGAAGCGAGATTTAATGATATTTGCTAAAAGGCAACCAGCATTATTTATAGAGTTAGCTAATGATGACAATGTTCAACTACGTAATGTAGGAATCAAAGCCGTAGAAGCTAAAATAATAAACTTATCAGCGGACCAAAGAACGTTCACTTACGGTGAAGGAGGTAGAAAGTTAATGACTGTACCTTTTGACGAACACCCTTACAGTGCTTTAGCTGCATACTTCAAAACTGATGAAGGAATGGAAGTGTATAAAGCCATATTAAAAAGACTTTACTAAGTCATCTTTATAGTAGCTAGGCTGCTTAACGGTGGCCTAACTATTATAATAATAAAAAAAGAAAAATGAGCGTAAATATAAATACTGTTTATCAAAGAGTACTAGCCGTACTTAACAAAGAGCAACGAGGGTATGTTACGCCTCAAGAATTTAATTTGTTCGCAAACCAAGCACAATTGGATTTGTTTGAACAATATTTTTATGACATTAATCAATTCGGTAGAATACCAGGAAACGAAACCGAATATTCGGATATGGTAGATCTTTTAGAAAAAAAGCTAGCTATATTTGAAACATCTGCAGACCTGGTTGCTTCAGCGGGTAAATTTACTTTGCCGTTAGATATGTACAAGTTAGGAGCTATCCTATATAACAACATAGAAGTAGAAAGAATTACTCCAAAAGAATGGATAATAATAAACCAATCTCCTTTAACAGCTCCTAGTAACGCAAGACCTATATATAAGACTGCGGGAACTAATTTAATAGAAGCAAAAGGTGCTGCTACACTAACTTCAGGCGTAAGCGCTCAATATGTTAGAAAGCCTGCCACTGTAATATGGGCACATAAAACATTATTTAATGAGCCTTTATATGATCCTACAAATAGTGTAAACTTTGAGCTAGACGTTTCAGAAGAAACAGAGCTAGTTGTAAAAATACTAGAGCTTTGCGGCATCTTAATAAAGGACTTAGGTTTATACCAAGTATTTGACAAAGAAGATCAAGAAACAATACAACAACAAAAATCATAATATATGGGTTTAATAACACAAACTGACGAACAATACTATTTAGGCCCTGACGGAGTATGGAATAGCTTTGACGAAAATTACGGTAGCTATCAGTTCACATCTATAAAAGATGTTATAAATAACTTTATGATTTCTTATGTAGGCCTTGAAAAAAATATATCTAAAGTAAAAAGAACTGAGGTTGCTTTTCACGCTCAAAGAGGAATACAAGAATTTAGTTTTGATACATTGCCTTCCATAAAATCTCAAGAGATTGAAATAGGGCCCACCTTAAACTTTATTTTACCTAAAGACTACGTAAACTATGTAAAGTTAGTTTGGGTTGATTCTAAGGGTATAGAACGCATTATATATCCAACCAGTAAGACATCTAATCCGCTGCCTATACTTCAAGATTCCGAATTTGAATATTTATTTGACGAACAGACAGGAGAGATGTTAACCGCGGAAGAATCGGAAACTAGAAAAAGATTTCAAACTCAGAACAATACGAGTGATAATAATAATGAGGATTTAAACGACAGACTAAACCAAGGGGGTTGGGGTAGAAGATATGGGCTTTCTCCTGAACAAGCTCAAACAAACGGAGTGTTCTATATTGATCATATATCTAATATAATATACTTTGACTCAAGCTTCGTAGGTAAGGTAGTAACTTTAAAGTATATATCAGATGGATTAGCTACAGATGAAGAAATGGTTATTCATAAGCTTGCAGAAGAAGCTTTATATAACTACATAGCTTATGCAATATTGTCTAAAAGAGCTAATACTCCTGAATATTTAGTTGCTAGATACAAAAAGCAACTAGCTTCTACAAAAAGAAATGCTAAATTAAGATTATCAAATATCAAAATAGAAGAGCTTACGCAAGTTATGCGTAACAAATCTAAAATTATAAAACACTAATATATGGGTGAGTTTGTACATGTCTTCCAAGCAGGGAGAATGAACACAGATCTAGACGAAAGACTTGTTCCAAATGGCGAATATCGAGATGCATTAAACTTAGATTTAGCAAACTCAGATAATGGTAATATGGGCTCTTTGCAGAGTGTAGAGGGCAATTTGCAATTAAGGGGTAAGCCTCAATGGAACGATAATTATATAGATTCTTTAACTAACCCAAAATGTATAGGATCTTTTGTTGATGACAAAACGGATAAAATTTATTGGTTTATAACTTCTACAGAAGCCGACTGTATTGCTGAATACAGATTTGCAGGTGGTCAAATAAAGCCAGTTATAGTCGACACCAATAATGTTCTAAACTTTTCTGCACAGAACTTAATTACAGGTATAAATATGATAGACAATTTATTGTTTTGGACAGATAACAATTCTGAGCCAAAAACAATAAATATTGATAAATTTAAAAAAGGATCTGTAAACTTTGTAACACATACTAAAATACCTGCTTATGACAGCATAAGCCAAACATACAGCGCTAATTTAACAGGTAGACCTGATTTTAATGAAGCAGATGTAACGGTTATTAAAAAGTCTCCCCTTACCGCACTTACATTAGACATGTCAGCTAGCTCAAGAGGTAACAAACCGGGTACGGGCGCGAGCCCCGTTCCTTATGGGGTATATAATCCAACTCCAACCTCAAATCCTACGGCTAATGGTAGAATAAATTTTACTTATGCGCCTGACACCGCTACTCCTGAAATTAGGGAATCATTGCCTACTAGGTATGATTGGTCCCCT